GTAGCCCATTTCGACCTCCTTAGGCCACGCGGCCGAAGTCGCCGTACACGAAGGCTTCGGGGCGGTAGACGGCCAGCGCCAAACGCTCTTCCGCCAGGACCGTGACCATGTTCTTCACGAAGTCGTCTTCGTTCTCCGTGGCCACCTCGACGCGCGCCTGCCAGCGGTCGAACACCTGGGCGCCCATGCGGAACGCGCCGGCCAGGAACTTGTCGACCGCGATGGCCTGCGTGGTAACCACCGGGCGGTTCCACAGCGTGGCGCCGAGGACGCCTTGCGGGTTGCCGATGATGTAGCGGCCTTCGGAGTCCTTCAGCAGCTCGATGTAGGCCCAGTCGATGGGGTTCATCACCACGCCACTGGACGGGTACTCGGCCAGTTCCGCCTGCAGCATCGCCAGACGGATCATGTCGATCTGCGTCGCGCCGGTAAGGCCGATGGGGTCGGCGTAGGCCGTGGCCTGCGGGATGATGCCCAGCAAGTTCTGGCCGCTGCCGTCGCCGTTCAGGAGCTGCTGTTCTTCCTTGAACGCCAGGCCGTAGCGCAGGCGCTGGTCGATCAGGCTCTGGAGCTGCGACGCGTCGCTCAGGATCTGGCGCGAAGCCTTGACGTAGTGCGCGATGACCTTGGCGGTCGTGCTCACCAGGTCGAACTTCATCGTCGACTCCGGCTTCTTTGCGCCCTCAGCGACCGGCGCCGCGGCGTTCGTGAAGCCCGTTTCCTTCACGTACTCCAGGGCGTTGCCGTCCATGGTGCCGGGGGAGATCAGGTCACGCACGGTCATGCGCCGCTGAGCCAGTTCCAGCACGCCGGGGACGCGCGTGGTCTGCACCAGGTCGCCCGCGGAGCCGTCCGCGTCGGTGGTCAGCGAGGTGATGGCCGCCTTGACGGTCATGTCGACCCGGCCACGCGGGGTGGTCTTGGCCAGGAACGCCTTGACCTCGTCCGTGTTGACGAACTGCTGGCCGAGCGACTGACGCGGGGTATCGCCACCAGCGCCTTCAGCTTCCAGCTTGGCCAGTGCTTGCTGGACATGCTGCAGGTTGGCTTGCGCTTCGCCCTGCTTCATCAGAAGTTCGTCGACCTTCTCCTTGTTGGCGGCGGACATCTGGATGCCCTTGGCAGCTTCGGCAAGAGCCTTCTCGCCCTGCTCTTTCACTTGGTCGCTGATCTTGTCGAGCGCGGCTTTGATTTCGTTCGGTTGCATGATGAATACCTTTCAGTTGCGATTGAGGGAAAAGCCGCTCAAGGCGGCGAGCACTTCGGCGCCCAGGTCGCCCCGGGCGTGTTCGGTGGGATCACCCTCACCGCTGCCAGCGGGGTCGCCCGCGCTGGACTTGAATTCGGAGATGAGGCGCATAGCCTCGGACTTCGGCATGCCGGAGGCGCGAAGGGCGGCCTCGATGCGGCGCACCGCGGATGCATTGGCCTTGCCGCCACCCTTGCCTACTTGGTCGGACGGGAGCAGGTCATCAGCGAAGCCCTGCTCGATGGCGCTCTCGCCACCGATCCAGCTCTCCGCGTCCATCAACTTGCTCATGGCTTTGGGGTCGCCGCCCGTCTTGGCCGCGTAGATGCTGGCCATGGCTTCATCGAACGGCTTGAGGGTCGCGGCGATTTCGGCCAGGTCGTGACGGTTGCCAACGGCCATGACCCAGGCGTTGTGGATCATCAGGAAGCCGGCCCGCGCGATCTGCACGGAGTCGCCGGCCATGGCGATGACAGATGCTGCGGAAGCCGCAACACCGAGCACCTTCACGGTGACCTCGCCGTCGTGCTCGCGCAGCAGGTTGTAGATGGCCAGGCCCTCGAACATGTCGCCGCCAGGGCTGTTCACGTTCACGGTGACCGGGCCCTTACCCATGGAACGCAAGGCGGCAGAGACGCGCTTGGCGGTCACACCCTCGCCGCTCCAATAGTCCTGGCCGATGACGTCGTAGACGCTGATGGTTCGCTCGTCCTCGTTCGTCGCTGCGGCGCGGACGCCGGTATCCCAGCGATCCAAGGCTCGCGGAAGCACTTGACTTCCGACAGCCGCGCAGGGGCGCCCCTCCGGCACACCCGGTAGCGTTTTCTTGCTCATAGTTCAGCCCTTCTGGGGTTCGGCGTCGAAGCCGAGAAAGGCGCGCATGGAAGCGCGCGCCTGGTTCGCATCGCCGGTCACGCCAACGGCGTCCAGCGTGGTCATCGCGGATTGCACGGTGAGCACCGCAGCGTTGCCGCCCATCGGCTCGCGGTCCTCAAGCTCCCGGATTTCATCGCGGGTCAAGATGCCGTTGTTCACCATGGCGGCGTAGAAGGCCGACCGGCCGGCGCTGTCGGCGCGCAGCAGGCCCTCGACCGCGAACTTCGGATAGAAGCGCACGCGCTCAGCCGGCGTCAGAAGATCCTTGCTGATCGCCTGTTCGATCCGCCGCAGCCAGGGCCCTAGCGTGAACGTCAGGAACCCGATCATCTGCTGCTCGATGCCGGTTCCCCAGCTGGTCGATTTCTCCGTGTGGCCGACCATCCAAGGAGGAACGCGGAACCAGCGGCAGATCGCCTCGACGCTGAATGAGCGCGACTCCAGCAGCTGTGCGTCGGAGGGGTTGAGGCCGACGCTGGCCATGTCCGTGCCGCCCTCCAGCAGCGGCGTCTCGCCCCGTTCTACGGAGCCGAGGACGTTCTGCTTGAACTCGGTCCGCTGCTCCGGCTTCAGGAAGTTGGCGACCTTGTAGTAGACCGTGCGCAGCAGTCCGTTTCGGAACGTCTGAGCCGCAGCCTTCTCCGCCGCAATGGCCGCTCCGAACACCTTGGCCCCGTAAGCGATCACCGAAACGCCGTTCGTTCCGTCCAGCGTGAACCCGGGAATGGTCCAGATACGATCCGCGGGGATCTCGCGCATGGAGCCGTTGGCGCGCGGGTACTGGTAGATCCTCCGGCCGTCAACGTTGCGCGTGATCACCAGCTTGTCTGGGTCGAGGAACACCAGCGCCGCTAGGTCAGGACCGACATACTGTTTCTCTGCTCGCCCAGCTCCGCGCAGCAGCATCGAGGCGACCATCGCCTCCCAGAACACCGATGCGGTGCTGTCCATGTTCGGCTGGTCATGGATGCGAAAGTGCAACGGGTGCTGCGACGCAAGGCGCTTGCCCGAGCTGGTCCGCTCGAACATCGAAAGCGGCAGCGTCGCAATCGTCTCGGAGATCAGACGAACGCAGCTCCAGGCCGCGTCGAGCTGCATGACCGTCTTCGACGTGACCATCGCCCCCGCGTCGTTGTCCATCGGCGACGCGTACAACTCAGCGTCTCGCTGAGTGAACGAACGCACCCAGCCGTCAATAGCCGCACGAACGCGGCTCAGAGGCCCCGGTCGCTTCACTTGTGGCCCGCCTTAACGGGTGATTTCAGCCAGTCGTCCATATCGCCGGTTCCTTCCGCCGTAGTGGCATGGCCCACGCCCATGAGTAGCGCGCACATGTCGTCGATCTTTTCGGCCGCGCGCTTCTTGTCGGGGGCCTGGTTCAGGTTGGCGTCAAGCCGCGCGACCAGGTTGGATGCATTCCAGTTCAGCACCGGGTCATTCCCGTGCGCGAACCGTTGATTGAGGTAGGCCACCTCCAGCGCCTGCATGGCTGGGTGGTAGCTCTTTGGTCCTTGGATGAACTGCTGCATGTCCACTCCGCCGTCCCGTAGCCGCTGTACGGTCTGGGCAGCGTTCCAACCGTCGTAAGCGACGTTGATCAGGTTGAACGTTTCATTCGCCTCGGTGATCGTTCGCTCAATGGGCGCGTAGTCGATTGACTCGTTGCCTGACTCGATCAGGTGGCCCTTGAGAATCCACCCGGCATAAGGGATCAGCCCGCGCGCCGTGCGCTTGCGAACCGCCACCTTCGGCACCCAGCGCCAACCGTGCGTGTAGATGAAGCCGTCGATGTCCCAGACCAGCCGGAAAGAGGCAAGGTCCGTCGTGCTCGATAGGTCCAGCCCTCCGAAGCAGGGGTACTGCCGCAGCCACTCCAGATCCACCCCGCCCTTGCACTCACGCCACTTCGTCAGGTTGACCCAGCCCCTCGCCACAGACGAGGGCCGGTTCAGCCGCTTGATCTTGAACTCGGCGTGCGTGCCCGGCTTCTCTTTCGCCTCGATGGCCGCCTTCTTGATTTCCGCCAGCAGCAGCGGATTAACCTCCATGAGGGGGTTCGCCTTCTGCCATGCCGACTCGTCGAAGTCGTCGTCTTCCTCGGTGCCGAGGTCTTCGTCTTTCTCGTCCAGCGCGTAGTACACGGCCAGGTAGTGATCTGCCTCGATCAGCCCGCGAAGCACCTTCTTGGCAAACTCGCGTTCTTCCTCCCACGGGCCCGGGTTCGCGTAGCCCTCGGTCGTCAGGTACAGGAACAGCGGGTTGCGCCGCGCGCCGGCCGCCGACTTGAGCACGTTGAGCAGGTCGTGATTCTTGTGCGCGTGCAGCTCGTCAAGGATTGAGCAGGAGGGGTTCAGACCGTCCTGCGTGCTGGCCTTCGCGTTGATCGGCTTGAATGTCCCGCCGTTGTTGTAGCTGGCGATTGCATTCGCAAAAGCTTCCAGGCCGAATGCCGCACGTAGGTCGCTGGTCTTATCGACCATCGTCTTAGCGACCTTGAACACGATCCGCGCCTGAGAGCCGGTCGTGGCCGCGGTGATTACCTGCGGCCCGTTCTCTTCCTCGCAGTTCTGGCAGTACAGCCCGATGATGCTGGCCAGCGTGCTCTTGGCGTTCTTGCGCGCAATGGCAAAGAGCGCGGTAGTGAACCGCCTCGTCCCGTCCTGCTTCCGGAACCCGAACAGGTTGACTAGGAAGAAGACA